TTCATAACTTTTATTTCTTTAAAATGTGAATTGTCCATCCGGTCCAGGCCGCTGCTATTATTATTGTAACTACCATAACTTTATTATTTAAATATAATCGTACATATCAAACATATGAGTGTCTTGGTAAATTTCTACCATGTCATACTCATTAGATCTTTCATTCAAACTAGCAACTGTTTCAAAATAATCCTCTCTAGTTTTGATTGGGAAATCAACTTGGTTTCCATTGTCTAATCTTTTAACACAAATACGAACTATATCATATGATTCAATGTAACCTGTCAATTCAGCTCTTCTAAGATCAACATCAGTGTCAAAAGTGAATTTAAAATTTGAATTTATTTTTATTTTTTCCATAACCTTTATTTCCTTATATAATTAATATAACAAATTAATCTCCAAAAGCCAAACCCCTTTTTTCCTTTTTACGGTCGTAAACTTTTTTACTGCTTTTAACTCTTGTAATCATATTACGACGAATAATTTGTTTAACTTGGCCTTTACTTAAACCGTTAAATTTATCTTCCTGTTTCATCATATCGTTAATATAATAAAGGGGTTTGACAAAGCCAAACCCCTCTTTTTGTTATAATTTGTTTTTTTATTTTAAATCATCTGCCTTAACAGTAATCATTACATAATCACCTAATGCTTCTACTTCAGTAGGAATAGCATTTGCTATTTTAACAAATGCATGGTCATCACCTAAAATAGATTTCCAGTTATTTTCATCAAATTCTTCTTCATCATTTACCACTGTGAAATTCACTGTACCATCATCTTCAATGAATCCATCATAATCACCACTATCACTTGATAGAGTAATCATATCATCATCGATGTCTACATCCACGCCTGGAATTTTGTTTTCGTTTAAACGAGATTGGGTAGTGATTTTATTTTCAATTAGCCATTTATTAGCGTTAAAATTATCTGCTTTTTTCATTTTATTTATTTTATAATACCTGCTCTGTATTTCATTTTATTGATAAAATTCTCATCAATTTCTTCTTCTTCATTGTCATCCAACATTCCTTGTCTCATAAGCATTTTTCTAAACTCAGGAATGCTTTCAATCCAACTAATTAAAGCCTCTTCACCGCCTGGATTGTCATTGAAGAATTCTTCAAATGATTCATATCCTATGGTTTGGATGTAATTTTCTACATTAGTGGTACCATAGTAACCTTCTTTCATTTTATTTTTATTTTCCATAGTTTGGTCTGGGCGTTCAGGCATCATAGCAAATTTGTCTTTTAAATGAGCTAAATTCATTTCTAAACTTTGAGCCATAGACCTAATACCTTGGTTTTTAACAGTAATCCATTCTTCATTTTCACCATCCCAAATGTAGCCAAAATCAGCTCCAAATGAGTCAATTTCTTCAGCTATACCTATCATAGCCTCATTAAAATTATCAGCTAATGTAGCTACAGTAGGTTGTTGTTTATTTTTAGCTTCCCATTCCCCTGTGTTACCATCTAAATATGAAATATATCCTACGCTAGCAATTTCTTTTGCTGCTTCATCTTCACCATAAAATGTTTCTAAACCTTTACCTAAGTTTTCAGGATAACCATCATAGTGATTATATGTTGAAATTAATTTAACTGGTTTTTGGTTTGTATCCAAATATCCAATAAGTGCTCTAGTTCCCATAATTTATATGTTATAAATATTATATTTTATATTTTAATTTATATTTTTGAATAAAATCTTCTCCAACACCACATTCTAAAATAACAGCATTATCAGGTACACCAGGTAAAGAAGGAGCAGAAATAATATAATCTATGTTTTCATGACTCCAAACTTTCATTTTAGTTTTAGCATTTGAACGATCAGATGTTTTAAATACCATCACTACAGATTGTCCACTATATGCTTTACCCTTTTCAGCTTTAAATTTTTCATGTTTATAGCCTTTAGGATAAGTCATTTCTGTTTTGTAAGGACCATTTGTGTTCTTACTCTTATCATAATGCCAAGTCATTTTCCAACCCAACTCAGGTTTAGTTGGTATTTCATAAAATTCTCTAGTCCAAACTGTAAGTTGAACTGCTGGTGTTTCTTTAGGTCTACCTTTTTCAGCCATTATCTATACATTATAATAAAATCTCCAAAATAATGATCCATAACTTGAAGTAACCATTCATAATCACTACTTGTCATTTCATTTTTAACAGGCTCCCATTCAATACCTGTTTTGTGACATAAATCCTTAGCAATACCTAGTAAAGCAAAAGCATTACCTTCAGGACCTAACAAATCAATTTCAATTTTAGTTTTTTTAGGACGTTTATTTGTTATCATTTTATTAATTGTTTTCTAATTTCTTGAACATGTTTACAACCTTTGTTTCTATCTTTACATCTAAAGAAACCACTACAATTACAAGTTAATTTATCACCTTGTTTAGTAACTTTATAAAATAAACCTTTTTCACTAGATGATTCAAACTTCCAAGTTTCTTTTTCAATTGGAGCTTCTATTTTTACTGGCTTAATCCATTCAATATCAGATAATGTAGTTTTGGAATGAACTTCTTGCCAAGTAGGAACAATAAACTTTTTACCTGATACAGGTGAAACAAATAATGTTGGAGGTAATGAATGGTGTTCATAAGTATATTTAAATACATAAACACCATTACTAATTAAACTTTTAGATGGTTTAAAACCATAAGATGTAGTTTTAGAATATTTAAGAAACTTATTTGTATAGGTAATTTCTTGACCTAAAATAGTTACTCTATGGGTTTCAATTATTCTATGTAATGCCATAACCTTTATTTTTTTATTATGACATAAATATAACAAATGAATTTTATGAAGCCAAACGGATTTTTTCCCTTTCGATTTCTTCTTTAAGTAACTGTATGTCTAAAGTAAGAGCAACACATATTCTTTCTAAAGCATCCCTATCATAAATTGCTAATTTAGTTAACAACTCATCAGGCATACTGTCAAAAAATTCTATAATGTTACCATCAATCTTCATTTAATATTTCTTTCAACCAATTGGGTTGTTTTTTAATTTTACCTTTACGTTTAAGTTCTTCTAACCAAATTTTCAGAACTGCCAATTTTTGATTGTTGCTTGTTTTGCTCATAAATGTTTTAACCTTGTCCTACTGATAATTTTTTATATAATTTTGATGTTTTTGTTTTACTTGTTTTTGTTTTAGCTACGATACCTTTTCTTGATTTTTTAGGTTTTGCTTTGTAAAGTGAAGATGCACTTAGGGTCGTTTTTTTAGATTTTGCTGCTGCCATGCCAATACATACGGCGACTTATTCATAAATTCGATCCCACTTTTCTTTATAATCCTTATTAGTAGTAGCATAAACAGCATATGCATTTCTAATTGGTTGGCCACTATTATATGCTCCACACGCGAGTGTCCAATCGTGATGAATTGAATACCATTTGCGAAGCATTTTCATACTAATCATAACATTCAAATCAATATTGTTACGTAATTCTTTTGTAGTAACACGTTTCTTAGCATATGGTTGAGCCCATCTTGTAATAATTTGCATAGGCCCTACAGCACCAGCAGATGATGTTTTACGATGTTCATAATCAAAATCAAATGGACCTTGGTAACGTGTTTCTAAATAAGCAACATTGTAAGCAATATGTTTAGGAATATTGAAACTATCACTCCAGTGTTCAATTGACTCATACATCTGGAGTGATGTTGTTCCAGCAGCTAAATCTAATTTGTCTTCAAAATCATCCATTCTTCTATTAATATTATAGAACATAGTTATAATAATACCCAGAATAATAATTAAATACCAACTTTTTAATTTAGCAAACATATTTTAATTTATTTAGTTAATAGGACTAGCGATCTTAGAAGCATACATTTTAAAAATGATTTGACCTATTGAATCACTATAGATAGTATAGCCTCCAGTTTTACGGTCCATCATAATCAATTTGTTTTCTGAATCAATAGCGATTCTAACTTCTTTGTTAAGAATAGTTTCATTAACTGATTTAGGTTTCATCTTTAACTCATTAAAGTAATAACCTAGACCAAAACCAGCAATCAAAGTTGATGCTACAATAGTAATGTTCATAAAGCGAGCAAATGCTGCTTTGAATTTTTCTTTGAACTCTTCTGTGATTAAATTTTTCATAACATTTATTTTTGTTTTAAATATAATAATAAGGCTTTAAATAGCCTAACTAAATTAAGATTTCTTTGGTCTACCTCTTTGCTTAACAACAGGATTTTTCAACTCATCAATTGTTCTTACAATACGACTACAATCCTCATACTGTTCTTCTCTAATATAATAAGGTAAATTTTCCTCTAATGTTTCAGCAAAGTGTTTACGTTCAACAGTAATATCATATATCTCTCCTTCCTCAAGGCAAGTAATAGATAAAACATGAACATGTTTTTTCTTTGACTTAACATTATCTAAAATACCTTCTACAATTGCTTTAGATATTCTAAAATCTTTTTGGTCTACCAATTCTTGAAATTCATCTGAATTGTTTACTGTAATTTCTGCTACCATAGTTAAAATAATTTAAAAAAATCTGTTTTGATGTTCTTTTCCTTTAATCTACTAAGCTTTTCTTGCTCAGCCAAGCTTTTTGTTGCTAATTTTTCAAGTTGTTTGTTCTTTTGACTTTCAAAGTCATTAACAATAGCATCATGTTTTTTATGCTTACTTTTTTTAAGCAATGGTATTTTTTTAACCATGATTATAAATATTAAAGACGAGAAATAAATTCAGAACCATCATCAACAGGTTTAGAATCATATAAACCTAATTCTTTAAGTCGTTGTTGAGTGTAATCATCTACTTCCCAATCCACTTTAGATTCATTTTTAGATATATGGTCTTCCATTCCCTCAATTTGTTTACCAGTAAATAAGTCTCCAATCTGAAGGTAATAGCAATTATAACATAATAATTGAATATTATCTAATCTGTAATGTTGTTTATTGCCATCCCTAAAATTCATTATTAAGGGCATTTTATAATCTAATACTCTACGTTCATGGAAACCACATGAAGTACATTCCTCCTTTAAATATCCTTCTTGTATAAGTCTATATTTAATTTTAGCTGGATTAAATGATGATGGATCAATTCTACCTTCAATTAAATCTAATAATGCAAAATCCTTTCTAGGGTTACCATTACTTAAGAATTTGGGAATACCTTTACCTGATTGGTTTTTATGCTTATCAAATAATACTTCACCTGTTACAGCATCTTGATAAAGTTTAGCCCATTTCTTATAGTGAATATAAGATACATTTAAGTAACGAGCGGCGGCTTTATTTGACTTAGTTTTATTCATTGCCGCCACTATCATTTCTTTAGATAGTGGTTTAGCTTTAGGCATCTATGTCTTTATCTAATTTAGTTTCACTAAACCCAAACGGTACATCTGAATCTGCAGGGGCATCTAATTCAGAAATATGTTTAATTTTCTTTTCTGCTTCCATATATTTTACAAAGTCATCATGTTCCAAATGGATTGTTTCAATCCAAGTATGGTCACCTTCACCTTTCATAATGGTTACTGCTCCTTTTTTCTGTACTGTTGAACATGCAACACAACGAGTTGTGTTAGGCATAATTTCTAGTCGTTTTGGGTGAATTGGTTCACCACATCCTGTACAATTTCTCATAACTTATTTACTTTCTAATTTATCAATTCGTTTTAAAAATGACCATAATTGTTCTGCTGTTTCAACAACAACTGATTCTTTGGAATTAGTATCATGATCGTTTAATTCAATAGGCATAATTTCACCTTCAGGTCCAAATCTATCATACACCCACCATAATATAATATCGGTTTTCCACTCACCATAGTGTATATAAAGCAAGTTCTCAATCATTAAATAGAAGGCCTCATCATAATTAGAAATGCCCATCATATACGTTTCCTCTAAATCCTCAGTACGTTGATTGCATTCATCAAAAACATTTATAATATCTATAAATAATTCTTTTTCACTTATACCTTTTTTCTTAGGTTCTATTTTTAAATTTTTACCAAAGTTTTTCATAGGATAGTTGTTACACCAAATATTTTTAAAAATTCTTTTAGGGGTAATTGTTTACGTTCAGCAAACATTTTAGCTGCTTGTAACCTTGAAGTAGTAACTACACGACCGATTGTTTCTTTATCTTTGTCATTTCGATTATAAAACTTAAATATCATAATAATAAGTATTAAATAGTTTCATGTTCAATTTCAATATTTGAAAATCCCCAAGTATCAGCATTACGTGAATACATTATATGGTCATGATCTAAATACTTATCAAATGTTTCTACCCAATCCCAAGCATCATTATAAAATTGTTTTGAAGGTGATGAACCATCATTAGACATACCTTTATGAGACATATGATATAAAGGAACATCATAAATAGGAATTAATTCAAACCCATATAATGTAGCTTTCTTCTGAGCATTAGTGTCTACAAAACAAGCATACAACATTGGTTCCTCATATCCTCTAATTTTATACCAAAGATTTTTAGTTGCTAATTGAAAATCCCCACAACAGTTAAATATACTCCAGCGATCATTAGGAGTTACTTGAGCTGGGAATATACGAGGTTCAGTAGTTTGGTCTAAATGTTTTCTGTATTCATCTAAATTATCTAAATTAGCAATTACATCATCATACTCAATGTCTCGTCTACTAAATGTATACATTGCATTTTTATTTGATTTAGATATAAACTCATTTAATGCTTCTTTAGTAGGAGGAATAATATCAGTAGTAGCTAATATAATCCATTCAGCATCAGTACGTCTCATACCTAAATTAAACGCTAATACAGTATTACATACTTGTGCTCTTTCATCATTCATAGCCATCATAGTAGCATACTCAGGAGGAATAGCATAATGTTTTAATCTACCAGTATGAGGAATCATATCCATAACTTCATATAAGAAACTATGGTTTGGTGAATTCCAGTCAACATAAATTACTTCATCAAATGTCTCCAACATTGTAGTTAAATGGATAGCAAATCGTTCTTTTTCTTTATATCCATCATTTCTACCAAAAATAACTACAGCTGTTTTACCAGGTACTGTAACTGGTAAATTATACTTATGTACTTCATCTTTATGGAAACAAAAGAAATTACCATTATCAACTACTTTATGAATGTAATGACCAAATTCTTCTTTAGTTAAGGGGCCTGTACAATCTGTTTTATTATCTAAAGGTGATACATCATAAATTTCATAATCAAATGATTTTAAAACATTATAATAATCTTCTACTTCCTCATCAGTTAAACTAACAAACGCTTCTACCATTAATACTGGTTTGTTTGCTTTAATAATAGGGGCTAATGTTTTAAGTACTTCTTTATCTAATCCTTCAGTATCTGTTTTAATAAATTTAATTTTATCAACTAACTCTCCATATTTTTCATTTAAAAAATCAGTTGTATTAACACCATCAACTTCAACCTTATATGAGTGGAATTGTTTTATTTGATTACCATGTTTTAATTCATCAAAATAACCTCCATTCATTCCATTATTATAAATGGTTGGGTCTGAATAATTAAAAGTATATTTTTTGGTTTCACTAGTACATGCTAAATTATGAGCGTCAATATTAAAATTAGGATTGTTTTTAATATTTTCTAACATAACATTATATGTTTTTGGATTAGGTTCAAAAGCAATTACTTTACCTTCTTTACCAACACAACTAGCAAATACTAAACCAAACGTACCTACATGGGCTCCAATATCTAAAGCTACTGAACCCTCAGGTATAATTTCTGAAAATTTTTCATGTCTAAATTTGAATGTATCAGGATTAAAATCCTCATGAAATGATACTTCACCGATTGATTCTATTTTATGTGTTATCATATTGTTGCTACTCCTTGTTTTTGTACTACTACTGTCGCACATTGTTGTGCGAACAAAATTGCTTTTTCTATTTCTTTAGTTAAAATATATTCTGCTACTAATCCTGATAGGAATGTGTCTCCTGCTCCTGAAACATCTTTAATTTGTACTTTATCAACAGGAAATAATTTACCTTTATATTGACATCCTTTATTAGATAAAGTAACTACTAATTTATCTTCAATATTTAAATGATTTAAAGTATATTCTGTGCGTTCATATTCAACATGATTAATTTTAATAAATGAAGCGTCAACACACCACTCATCTAATATTTTTTTAGTATCAATAAATACATTTTTATTATGTTTACAAATCCATTGAATATCTTCTTCATCTAAAAATCCTTTATCATAATCACTTATAATAATAGCATCTATTTTTAGAAACATATACTCATTTTCTTTAATTCCTTTAAGTATTTGTTCTGATATTCTGTTAACTTTATCGTTTTTATCTACACGAAGTAATATTTGGCCTGATCTATCATCAACATATCTGGTTTTTACTACATTTTCATTATTACTAATAAAAATAGTATTAATATCTAATGCTTGCAAATTAGCAACTACATTACCTGCCATTCCGTTATTTGTTTCCTTATAAACAGGATTAAAAACAGGAACCGGCGCTTCAGGAGCTAATCTGAATGCTGAACCATATACAAATTCATCGAGGCAAGTATCTCCTATAACTAAAACGTTAAATTGTTTAAATTCTTCTTTTTTGAGATTACTCATAAATTTCTTGTTTAATTTGTTTTTTATCAAAACCCATAGCCATTAAATTGGCTCTAGCTTCCTTAACCATATCCTTCCATCCACAAATGTAGAACACACAATCTAAATCATTGTATTTACCTTCTTCCATTTGTTTAAAATAATCATTTACTACTTCAGTGTATACTTTATGAACATATCCTTGTTTACCATTTATTTCTTCACGAGATAAAATAGGTAAATATTTCATTTGAGGTAAACTTTCTTCCAATTTCAACATATCATCAACATAAAGCATACTTTGTTTATCACGAGTACCAAACACCATAATTAAATCACCTGTAGGAATGTTGTTGTTATGAATGTCCCAAAGCATACTTCTAAATGGTCCTACCCCAGTACCAGTACAAATAAATATGTGGTTTTTTACTTTATTTTCATCCATAACCATAATACCTGATGGTCCTGTAAATGGTATTTCAACTCCAATTTCTTGTTTCCATAACCATTCAGTACCTGCCCCACCTTCTTTTTTAACAATTACTACTTCAAATAAATTATTATCATTTGGGCAACTAGCAATTGAAAAATGTCTTACTCGTTTTGATGGTTTTTCATGTATAGGAAATTCAAATGAAATAAATTGACCAGGAATAAAATTTAATTTTTCCAAATCAATAGCTTCAAAAAAGAAACGTTTAGTTGTAGGTGTTTCGTCTAAAATATGATATAACTTAGCGGTTGGCATTATTCTTGATCATTATACTTTAACTGAATCCAATCTTGACTATGGGCTAATATTTCTTCCTTAGTAAATTCATATAAATTAGCAACTGTATTAAAATATTCAAATACATCACTACCCATTCTTCCATTACTACGAGCTATCCACCCGTGTACTTTATGTTTATATTTAAACAGTTCAGTATATTTCATATTAATTCTTTTACTTTATCAAAACCAATTTTACAATTTTCTTCCCAACTCACATCACCTCCATTGTCTGAAACCCATTTGTATGCTTTGAATTTGATATTAAAACGTTTAGCTACTTTAGCAATAGCAAAACACTCCATATCAAAACAGTCACACCTATGTATCATACTAATATAAGATGGTGAATATTTTTCTAATTGTTGTAAATCTACGAAATAATCTGTGGTAAAACAAGTTAAATCAGAAAGACGGTTTGCAATAATTTGATAAGAATTTGATTCAAAAGGTGTATGACCATAATTACTTAATGGAGTAGCATCAATATCTTGATAAACTAATCCAACATTAATTATATCCCCACGTTCAAGTTTTAATGAACCGCATGATCCAATATTAATTATTTCATCATACCCTTCAGTAAATGCTTTATAAGCAGCTATTGTAGCATTAATTTTACCAACACCACTATAAATTATAGGGTATCCATTTACATCATTTGCTAAACCTGTTTCTAAAGGTGAAGCAACAATAATTACTTTTTTACTCATATTGAATTAGACTTTTAACATTATTAGATTCATGAAGGTATTTCAAATCAATTAATACTAATTTATCAATTACTTCATAACCTGCTTTAATACACAGCTGTTCTACAGCATTCATTGTACCACCAGTAGCATATACATCATCTACAATTACTACTTTACCTGTTCCAGGTTGCATTTCCAAAGTATCTTCTCCATATTCTAGAGAATATGTTTGACTTACTACTGGAGGGGGTAATTTGCCTTTTTTTCTACACATTATAAATCCTCCACCATTAGAAGCAGCAATTGCTGAAGCGAATATAAATCCTCTTGAATCAATCCCTACCCAATAATCAGGATGTTTAACTAGTCCTTTCATATTATGGATAGCATAAGGTAACCAAGTTGATTTCAATAAGGGAGAAATGTCTTTAAAAGAAACCCCTGGTTTTGGAAAATCAGGGGTCTCTGTAATGTATTTTTTAAAGTCCATTTAATACAGTAATTAAAGTATCAATTTTTTCTCGTTCTAATGAAGGATAGTTTCCAACATACCAACCAAAATGATGAACATGATCCATATTTGGGAATTGAGAATGATCAATATTATAGTGTTTTTTAAACCAAGGCTGTCTTAATTGATTACCTCCACCTGATAGGCCACGTCTAAATTCAATTCCGTTTTCACGTAATGTTGATTCTACTTTATTTCTAAATTCAAAATCACCATCTTTTAATACAACTATGAAAGCATAATTACATTGTCCATCCATTTCAATATCAGTATGATATTTAGTTGAATCTAAACGTTCCATAAAGTACTTAAAATTATCAACACGATGCAAATTATTTGAATCTAATTTTTTAATTTGAGACAAACCAATAACCGCATTTAATTCAGTACTTCTGAAGTTATGAGCGGGACGAATAAAAATAAAGTCAGGATTCAAATCAGGGTTAGCATCAATGATTTCTTGTTTCATTTCATTATTAGTCATTTCCCTCATCATACCATGAGAACGTAATGCTCTACATACTTGATAAAATTTTTCATCATTAGTACAAATCATTCCACCTTCAATAGTAGACATATGGTGAGCAAAATAGAAACTAAAATTACTAGCAAATCCATAAGTACCTACTTTTTGTCCTTTAAATGTTGTACCATGAGATTCACAAACGTCTTCAATTAACAAAATGTTATTTTCATTACATAATTGAATTAATTCGTCTGTCAATCCATTAACACCAAGTACATGAGTTAAGAATATTGCTCTTGTATTTGGAGTGATAACTTGTTTTAATTTTTCAATATCAAATGAAAAATTCTTTAAATTAATATCACAAAATACAGGTTTCATTCCACTAAAGATAACAGATGAAATATCTGAAATCCAAGTAAGTGGTGGAACAATAATTTCACCTTCACCATGGATATAATTTAAGGCCAACATAGTTAATTCGTTTGCTGATGCTCCTGAGTTAACCATAAGGTTATATTTAGTGCCTAACCATTCACCCCAAGCGTTTTCAAACTCAATAACTTTAGGTCCATTAGTTAGTTTAGGAATTTGGTCTTGACTTAAGAAGTCAATCAACGCGTTAACATCTTCCTTATCAATGTTATCACTCATTAAAGGTAAATAAAAATTACTCATTGTCTTTTTTTAATGCTTTTTGTAAGTTAGTTATAGCCCAAACATTATCACTATAAAGATAAACATGATCAAAATCAAACAAATCACCCACTGCTTTTATTACTCCTGGATGGAACCATGTTAGGCTTATAGTGTCATGAATTACTTTATTATTAATAACTGTTTCTTTGTATTTTTCTGTTATTGTTGTTTCTTGAGTTGAGTATCTAAAAGTGTAATCTACTTTTAAATCATCTTTATTTATTTCATTATATATAAAAGCTCCTATTTTTTCAAAATCATGACCACAAATTATTCCTCCTGGTTTGAGTTTGGGTAAATAAGCTAAAATATCTGCTTTTACATTTTCATATGTGTGGTCAGCATCTATAAAACAAATATCTAAAAAATTATCAGGAATAACTTTAGCCGCTTCTAATGAAGTCATATTAAATACTTCAACAATATCATCAACTTCTGCTTTTTTAATATTATCTTTAAAAATATCTATTATTGATTGATCTTTTAAAGTATTTGTTTTATGAGGGCCAAATGTATCTTCACTACCTTTAAACCAATCAATAGCTATGTATTTTCCTTTTAATTTTTTGACTAATGTAGCGGCTACAACAGTTGTAGCCCCTACATAAGTTCCAATTTCAGCAACTACTAAATTTTCTTTATTGTAGTTTTCTATTAATTCTATAAATCCTTTAATAGGAGCACTAGTTACCTGTAATTTTACAGCTTGTTGTTCCATATTAATCTCCTAAAATTTTACGTTTCAATTTTACTTTAGTCATTTCTTGAATATTATCAGCTGCTGGTTTACCAAATAATCTTTCAATACGAGCTAAAAATTTAGGGTCATTATGGTAAATACCAAATGCTTCATCTCTAAATTTCAAAATTTGAGCCGGAGTCAAAGTATCAGTAGGCATTGGTACAGTATCATAAGCATGGAATGAATAACCAGTATATGTAGTTGGTAATTCATAACCATTAATTAATGCTGTTTTATATAATTGACTACCTGGAAGTGCCATTGCTGCGTATGTGTTCCAACCTGCTGTATTTAATTCTAAAGACAAGTCAAGTGTTTTCTGCATTGTTTCCATAGTATCTCCTGGTAGGCCTACAATATAATTAGCCATTACTTCAATACCAGCATCATGTACTTGTTTAATTACTTTACTAATATCAACATCTTGGAATTTACCTTTAGATACTTCCAAACGTACATTTCTATCAGCACTTTCAATACCTAAACATAACCACTTAATACCAGCCTCACGTACTAGTTTCAAACGATCAGGATCAGTAACTGTATCTACTCTTGAATAAGCCCACATTCTTACTTTATCACCATACCCTCTATCTTTTAACATTTGACAAAGTGGAACATAATATTTTTTATTTAATAAGAACATTTCATCTACAATACGAATTGTCTCAACCCCCATTTCAACTAACTTATCAAATTCTTTGATAATGAATTCAGGTGACCAAAATCTCATCTTACTGTAGTTACCTGCTACTCCAATTTCATCATTGTCATCTCTATTCAAGATATTAATCATACAGAATGTACAACCAAACTGACAACCTAATGAAGTTTGTAGCGCGGCATATGGAGAACGTTTTTCAAGATCATATTCGGCATGCCACATAGGAGCTCTATATAAATCTAATGGTCGTTCTTTAAATGGTAATAAATCCCAAGCGTAACCTGGTAAGTCAATATCCATTCTTTCAGTTGGTACTACTTTTTCAGGAGCATTAAATGTAATTTCACCATTTTTACGCCATGCTATACCGTTTATATGATCGAGATTATTAAGATCAATAATATCTTGCGATAATACATTTCTTAATGAATATACACCCTCATTCATAAACACAATATCAATTGATGGTTCATCAATTAATGTCTTTTTAGGTAATGCTTGAACATATGAACCAATAAAACCAATTGGAGTACTAATTCCTGCTTCTTTAATATCAGTAGAGAGTTTAACAGCTCCACTCATACTAACTGTACCCGCATTTACATTCTGTCCATAAACAACAAAACAAATAAATTTTGGATTGTAGGCTTTAATACGTTCAATTGATTCACTGTTTTTAATACGTTCAGCATTAATGTCTAAAATAGCTACTTTATGACCAATTGATCTACAAGATTCTGCTAACAATAAAGCCCATGTTGGAGTCTCTATTGAAGCATAATCTTTAGCTAAGTCTTGGTAAATTTCTGAAGCGTTACCGGGGCTAATAAATAATACGTCTAAATTATGCATCTCTTTCTGATAAAATTGGTGTTTTTGTTGGCCAATGTATGTTAAGTTCTGGTGAATTCCAACTTAAAGTAAATTGATCTTCAACATCTGGATAAGCTCCTGGATAGGCCCATTTGTAATTTACAACGGCTAAATCACTCATTACATAAAAACTACTACCAAATCCAGGAGGAATTAATAACATTTTTCTGTTAGCTGCTGTTAGTACATCCCAATCCCATTGTTTATATGTTGGTGAGTCAGGTCTGTTATCTACAACAACATAATAAAGTTCACCATAATTACAAATCATTAACTTCCATGATTTAGAATCTCCATGAATACCTCTTAGTACATTTTTCTTTGATACTGAAGTTTTATCATGAACAAATTCTAAATCAATTCCAAAAATGTTTTTGAATTCATCTTTTTTCCAAGTAGTGAATAACTCCCCCCTAAAATCTTCATAGGAGGAGGGAGTGTATTCTTGGATATCTTTTAATATTCCTTTTTTCATTTTATAAATGTTTCAATTTTTTCTACAATGTTTTGTACAGACAAACCATTTGTATTAATCAAATGATCTCTAGATCCGTTTTCAAAAATAAACCTTTCAGGTAAACCTAAACGAAGTACTTTTTTATTTAAACCTAAGTCACAAATAGCTTCACAAATAGCAGAACCAAATCCACCATCAAGTGTTTGTTCCTCAATAGTAACCACATGAGTGTAATTACTTAAAATATTACCTAATTGAGAAGCATTCAATGGTTTAATTCTCCAAACATCATAAAGTGAAATTTGATGCTTATTAATTAATGTAGACCAAACATTATCTGCTCTACCTAACATATAACCACTACTCAAAATAGCAATACGAGGCTCACCATTAACTGGTTCTTTTAAACCTGAGCGGATTAAGTTAATTGTATTGTTTGTATTAAAGTCAAATGACTCAACTTCTTTAGCATGGTTTCTTTCTAAACGAATATAACGTAATGCTGGTTTTTCAATAGTTAATTGAACTAATGATTTGGTGGCTGATGTATTAGCAGGTGACCAAATCTCAATACCATTAATAGTTCTCATATAACCAATATCTTCATTTGGTTCATGAGCAGGACCTGCTGGTGCATATCCTAAAGCAACACCATTACCTAAAACAGTAATTGGATTTTTTGCCATTGCACATGAATATCTAATTTGTTCAAAACAACGAGCAACCCAAGCAGCCATAAAGTAAACATATACTTTTTTACCTGAATTAGCTAAACCTGCTGCTACATTAATAGCATTTTGTTCTGAAATACCAGCAGCAATAAATTGGTCTGGTAATGTTTCTCTCCAGATATCAAGAGATGGTGCTCCCATATCTACGGACATTAAAATAATGTCTTTGTCTGTTTTGGCGAGTTCAAATAACTCGCTTATAAAAGTATCTCTTTGTGCTTTCATGATAACTCGTTTAGTCCTGTGTTAATGTCTTGTTCACTTTTAGGAATAATAGTATGATACTCATACTTACCTTCCATATAACTTACACCTTTACCTTTAATAGTATTAAAGATAATTGCTTTAGGTTTAGTTGCAACATACTTAAATGCTACTTGAATTTGGTTAAAATCATGACCACCACATACTTGAGTGTCATAACCAAATGCTCTAAATTTATCAGCTAATGGTTCTAATTTAAGTAACTCTTCAGTTGCTCCTAAAATACCTAATTGGTTTCTATCAACAATCAAAGTTACATTAGTTAGATTATGATGAGTAATAAACATCATAGTTTCCCAAACAGCACCTTCATACAACTCAGCATCACCCAAAACAACATATACTTGTTTATCTGGATTAGCCATAGCAACTCCAGCCGCATAACCAATACCGTTACCTAAACTACCACCTACAAAATGGCAACCTGGAATTGATTGGTCAGAGTGTAGTCTTAAGATACCTTCAGGTGTACAGTACTTGTCTAACTCGTCTTTTGGATAGTATCCTAAATCAGCTAAGATAGGATAAACAACAGGTGAACCATGAGCTTTACTGAAGATGAGGATATCTTTTTCATGATTAAAAGGAGTACTTTCATCATAATAAAGAGATACAACAACATCTACTGTGCTCAAACAACTAGCTAGGTGACCGTTTCCTGTTTGTGTTTTAAACTTGAAAACCTCTTTCCTAACCGATTTAGCAATTTTTTCTAATTCTGTATTAGTCATTATTTTTTTATATTAAAGGTTAGTAAAATCTTTATCTTTAAACTTTTTGATTAATTGGTATCCTTTGATTAGTTCTTGGATCCCATCTTCAAGTGTAAATGTAGGTATCCATCCTTGGGACTCCAATTTAGAGTTAGAAACCATGTAATTTCTTTGATCAAAATCTTGTTTAAAGTTATTTTCTACAATTACTAAATCAGGAACAAACTTTTGAATTGTTTGAGCTAATTCTAATTTAGTACAATTTGCTGATGTTAAACCAACATTAAAAGCATTGTTGTTGCATTTTTCATAATTTTCAATCATGAATAAAAAAGCATTAGCTATATCCCTAATGTGTATATAATTACGGATAAAATGAGACTCGAACAATACTAAATAACCATCTGTAACTGCTTTATAAACGAAGTCCTGCACTAATAAATCCATTCTCATGCGGTATGACATACCAAATACAGTAGCTAATCTTAATGCTATTCCGTTACCTGAATCCAGTACTGCTTTTTCAGCGTTACATTTAGTTTCAGCATAAAGTGATAATGGTTTAAATGGAGAATCTTCAGTAATAATTTCAGTTGATGAACCATACTGACTGTTTGTGTTTGGAATGATTACTTTTTGATCTTTAGTAATCCATTTAGTAATATTTTTTACTTGTTCATAATTTACTTTTACAGTTAACTCAGGTTGCGCTTTACAAGCAGGCATACCTACAATTGCTGCTAAAGGAATAATAACATCGTGTTTTTCTACTAATGATTTAAGTAAAGATTCATTAGTAACATCACCAAAAACAAAATCAAAATTGGGGTGATGTGCAAAAGGTGCTACGGATGTTTGTTTGTAAATTAAGTTGTCTAAAATAGTTACTTGGTAATCTTTACCTAATAATACTTCTGTTAAAACGGAACCAAGGTAACCAGCTCCTCCTGTTATTAAAACTTTTTTCATATTCTATTAAAACTAATTATTTGATATAAATATATAATTATTCCCTAAAGGTTATTAAGTTCTATTAATTCTTTAAAGAAATTATCAAGTTTATATTCAAAATTATCATGAAACGCTACCTCATAATTATGGTCTATGTATGGTTTCATTTCATAATATAATTCTGGAGTTAAATTATTAACAATGTCAACTAATTCATCTTTTGATTCAAAGGTAATAATTCCTCTTGAATCATAAAAATCTCCTATATTAGGACAACCCCAATAGATAGGTAATGTTTTAGTTGAAAATGCTTCTCCTATTTTTTCTGTATACCAATTATTTGCTTTGACATTTTCAACAGCCACATGAAACATAGGTTCATTATAACAGATTGTTTTGCCTTCCCAAGCAGTAGCAGGTCTACCAATTCCTCCTTTATTAAAATCATCTTGATTAAAATCAGGAAGTGTATGATACCATTTTTTAGGAATTGTTATTTGGTCTCCTAATTTAAATATTTCTTGTCTTAAGATATGACCTTCTACTAATGTTTTAGCTCCTGCTAGAAAACTAACTTCAAACTTTTTATCTAGTATGTTTCGGAATGATTCAACATATTCATCGCTAGTATTCCTAGCGTTGTGATTAAATAAAATAGCGTTTGGTACTTCATTTAATAATTCTTCATTCCAAGTTAATATAGCTGTAAAATACTGATGGTTATTTTTAGCCCAAGTATGCATTCCAAAAAATTCATTTGGTTCATGCAACAATAAAAAATTATAAGGATTGTGTTCTAAATCTTGTATAGACTTAGGAATATAATCATAAAACAAAGTTATAGGTTTATCAGCACATCTAGCTTTAAATCTATTATATAATGGATCTTCTAAAGATCTGAAGTTGGAGAATATTTTTAACATATAATTTTTTTATCAATCAACATTTGAACACCTTTGTTTACATACTCATTAAATTTAGCTTCAAACACTTGTCTTTGATTAGGCACATCTCGAGTAACAATTAGATCTCTATAAGCACTTGTAAAATTTCTTTGTTTTAAAGGTCCAATTGGGTATTCAAATATTGTTTGTCCTTCTAAAACATACTGTTGAAAATCAACTCCTTTTGATTTAGCATACTCTGAAACTATCATACCGTAAGTATCACCTGGACCATAACCATGCCAATCATCATGAACTGGAACCATTTCTTCATAAAATGCTTTATTATATAAGTCAAACCAATTAGCCCATTTACTAACATTAATTGGTCTTAAAGACATATCAGGCTGTTGAGATTTTAAATCCCATCTAATATCAAATAGATCAGCTTTATCCCATTGGTCATAAGGTATTGCTAAATATTGATTATCAACTAACACATCCCAGGTATGATCCCACATTTTATATAGTTGGGGTGTGATAACAAAATATTTATTAGGAACTGATTTAGCGGCCTCAATTAAAGATGCTATTAATGTTTCCTGGAAGTACATATCAGGGCATAGTTCCATATAATAATCTACTTCTTTATCATAAGCCATTCTTTGCTTATCTAAGATACCCCAACACTCATCACCTTCATAAATAAAAGATGTATGTTCATAATCACAAAGTAAATTTTGTAAGTCCTTATATTTTTGAATAAAGAACTCTTTTGGTAATTTGCTATTATCCCAATCAATTATGTAATTAGATAAGTTAAGAAACGTATCTATTTTAACTCTATCATTGGGGTCTAAATAATATTTAGATTTTTTAAATTGGGTAAATGACATTAATGCATAGTCAATCTCCCAAGGCATCATGTGGTAAGTGATTTTTGTAACCATTATATTCTAACTAAGTCGTAAATTAATTGTGCTGATATTTTTTCACCATGTAATGTATGAAATCTTTTTACCCCATCATAATTAAGTAACTCTTTTATTTTTTCAACTACATCTCTAGTGTGGATTAATTCCATAGTACCATAAGGTTTTTTAGAATCATCTTTAAAATTAGATATAACTCTTGGTCCTATAAACATAGGTACCCTTAAAACAAACCCATTAGAGGTTGTATTAATTAAGTAAGCTTCAGCAGTATGTTTAGTTAAAACATACTGTGTCTCATTTTCGGAGGTTGTAGATATGAAAATAATCCTACTAGACTTATGTTCATCTACAAAATATTTAAATCTCTTAAGTGATTCATATTGAGCATTTGGGTGTTTATCATTTACTTCCCAAGTATGATAAATATAAACATCTTGGTTACATTGGAGATTAGCTTTGATTAATTCATCTCCTAATTGACCTCTTCCATTTTTTAATATTACCATATAAATTTATCTTTATAATACTCTACAATATAAGGTAATTCATTTTGAAATACACGCTTAGGTTTCCAACCTAATGCTCTTAATTTAGAATCATCTAAAGAATATCTAACATCTTGACCATCTCTATTAAATTCAAAATTACAATAATCTTCTAGTGATTGTGTTGTATCAGGACAATATAGATTAATAATTTGAGATACAGTCATTAAATTAGATTGTTCAAAACCACCTGAAATGTTGTATATTTCATTTGTTTTACCTGATTCAATGATTGACATAATAGCTTCTGCTGTATCGTCAGCATGTAACCAAGTACGAACAGGAGAACCATTATTATGTAAAGGTATTTTACGATCTAATTTTAAATATTTTAATGTTTTTGGAATTAATTTTTCAACATATTGACCAATTCCATAATTGTTAGTTGGTCTAACAATAACATACGGTAAATCATAAGTACGAGCCCAAGCCAACACCAATTGATCAGCTGCTGCCTTAGTAGCTGAATATGGATTTGATGGTTTTAATAAATCTGTTTCTTTATGAGCACCATTTTCAATATCACCATAAACCTCGTCTGTACTAAAATGAATTAATACTGGTTTGTCTTTACCTTCTTGTCTAAAGTTTTTAATTAACTCTAAAAGATGATGAACACCATTTATGTTAGAATGTATAAATTCATCCGATTGGACTATACTATTACCAACATGAGTTTCAGCAGCTGTATTAATTATATAATCACAATCATATATAAAATCAAGCTCATTTATATCTTTCTCTTCAAAAATAAAATTTTGATAACTAAAAAATTCATCTAACAAATCAATGTTAGCCGCGTATGTAATTTTATCTATACCTCTTACATACCATCCTTTTTCAAGACATTTGCGGGTTACATAGGATCCAATGAATCCTAAGCAACCCGTAACATAAACTACTTTCATTTTGTAAAAAATTCTTTAATTTTATCACAAACATAATCTACATCCTCAATAGTCATTCCATGATGGGCACCTAACAAGAATCCATTTTTCATAATAATATCGGAGTGTTTGAATTCTTGTAGGTACTCTCTGTATACTGGATGGCGAGTAACATTACCAGCGAATGTAACACGGGTCTGCACATTATTGTCTTCTAAGAAATTAAGCAACTCATAACGTTTTTCTGTCTGTAAAGGAATTGCTAACCAATTAGGTTTAATAGAATCATTAGGTAATATAATTTCTTCTACATCTTTAAGATTTTCTAAATATCTTTCAATATTTGCTCTTCTAATACCTTCAAATTGTTTAAAGCGTTCTAATTGAACTAAACCAAAAGCAGCATTCATTTCTGATGATTTAAAGTTATAACCTAAAACATCATATAAAAACTTATGATCATAAGGAATACCATCAACAACATGATTAAAGCGGTCAGCCATAATTTCTGAATTGTCTCCCATACGACCCCAATCTCTGAATTGTAGAATAATATCTCTTAATTTAATATCATTTACCATTACCATTCCACCTGCTCCACCAGCTGTAATAACATGTGAGGCATAAAAACTAGTAGTTGCGATATCTGTTTCAGGAGTATTAGTCACAGTATCAGCTGAGTCTTCAATAATAATAATATCTTCACGACCCATATTAATTAAACCTTCTTTAATTGCTTTCCAATCTGGTTTATTACCAATTAGATTAGGAATCATAAGTGCTTTTACATCATCAGTAACAGCGGCTAATACTTCTTCAACATTAACTACATAAGTATTTAAATCTACATCTACAAATACTGGAACTAATCCTAATTGGATAATTGGGGCTAGTGTTGTTGAGAATGTACATGCGGGAGTAATAATTTTAGTACCTTTTGGAAATTTTAAACACGCTAATGCTAGTAAACAAGCTGAAGAGCCTGAATTTACAAACACACCATATTTTTTACCGAAGTGTTTTGCTATTTTTTCTTCAAATTCAATTGATTTAGGACCAAAACCAGCTAACCATCCTGATCTTAAACATTCAACAACAGCTTGAATCTCTTCTTCTCCATAAGATTCAAATTGATTAGGAGCATACCATATTTTTTTCATAACGTATTGTAAAAATTATTTTGTTTTTCTTGTTTTTCTATTGTTTTTGGATGTAATAAACAAAATTCATCTTCAGGAGGTAAAGCAGCATATTGTTTAAATCCATCTAAGCGTTCATGAACTTTATTTATCCATTTAATTGATTTATCATTACGATAAATTCTCCATTGGTAATCAGGAAAATTAATTCTATCATCTTCAACATTCCATCTCCATTTCTGGATATGTTCCTCGGTGAGACCACTTACAGTATTAATCCGAGGAACTAAGTATACATCCACTTCAGGATTACTTTCTAATATACTTGGAAGCATATTAAGTAATTCTAATGCTGGTATTTCATCAGCATCGATTTGGAAGATATATTCTCCAGAACAATGGTTTGCTAATTCATTTTTATATGAAGCGAAATCTTTATCTAAAGGATAAAACCAATGTTTTATTCCTCTATCTAAAATAACACTTACTACTTCTTTAGTATGGTTATTTTGGTCAATTTGTACTACGACCTCATACCCAGGAGATAGAGCACGTTCTTGAAGATAATCAAGTAACATCTCTAACTCCTGGTGTTCATTACAAACGGTGATTGCTATATTAATCATTTTTATCTTCAGGTAAAACACCAATATACGTTAATGCCTCTATAAAATCACGTTCAGGATAATTTTTTATTGTAGACATATCCATTCTCCAATCATAATATTGTCCTGTTTTTCCGGGAATAGGGTATTTGGTTTTTTCTTCTTCTAATACTGGAACTGCTTTAACAGCCCCCCATTCCCAATTATCTGGAGAGGGGCCGTTTGCAAAAATCATTCCTTGGTAAGGTAAGTTTATTGATGAGGGCATCCAAACTTTTCCATTATCATCTTTTACCATTAAATCTTTATACAATTCAGGAAGAACTGAAATTTGCTCTTCATAAAATTTCTCACCTTCTTTCATTAATGAATTAGTTTGAAAACCACATCCATAACAAAAATAAGTTTTGATGTCTTGATTTACTTCATCAACATAACAAGCATCAGACCCACAACGATCACAAATTACTAAATTGTCCATTTTTTAATTCAGGTTTTTTAGGTAAATTTATTTTGTTTACTGATGGTAATTTTATTTGAACCTGTTTAGGAAATTCAGGAATATATTGTTCAAGATAATTACCTATTAATTTTTTCATTTCATCAAAGTTAAACATAGACTTACTTCTATATGCTTGACGTTTAGCACCATCAGTATATTTTTTATAATTTTCATATACTTCTTTTATATAAGTACCTATTTGATTATGATCAGGTGAAAACCATTGGCTATCTTGAATTAAGAACTGATTAACTGCACTTGGATGTACATTAGTTAATTTACCATCTAAAGCTACAACAAATTCTGAATTTAGAAAATCCATATGTCCTGACCAATTTGAAACAATAATTGGTTTTTTAGTTAAACTAAACTCAAGTAATGGTCTACCAAATCCTTCACCTTTAGTCAAATTAATCATTGCTTTTACTTTAGGATGATTATATAAATGATTCATTTCTTCATCTGTAAACTCACCATGAAGTAAATAAACATTAGGTAAATTTATATGTTCAACTGAATCTTGGATTTGTCTTATTTTATGTAGAATCATTTCTCTATCTAAATAAGATGAGCCAGCACCTGAAGTTTTTAAAATTAATGCTGGTTTTTTAGGTTTGTTTTTAAATATTTCAAAAAACGCTTTAATCAACAACCCAACATTTTTTCTATCTTCACTTATATCTCCTTGCATCCAATGACCAACAAACAAATAAGCAAATGATTCAGGCATATTATCTAATGTTGTTATGAGATCAGTGTCTGGAAGGTTTTCATCAGCTATTTCAAAATACTTATTTAGGTCAGCTCCTTCAAACAACACTTCCATAGGTTTTTCTAATTTTAAAACACCATCTTTTTGTTTTGTTTGTTCATTTACTTTTTCAAATTGGCTGTTTTTAAATACATCTAAAGAATGTTTAGAAGAAACAATATTTAAATCCATCCTATTACATCCTTCAATCCATTCAGGAATAGCAATAGTTGTTTCAATACCAGCTGTAAAACCAATATTATATTTTCCAATAGGTTGAAATTCATTAGGCACAGTTACTTGAGCCCAAATTTCAGGTTGTTTAGGTAATTGTGGAGATGTTAAAATATGTTTTTCAAGAAATTTCCATTCAGGATTATCATTGATAAATCCCCAAGGTGTTTCTCCCCAACGTTGGGACATAACTTTTACATCATACCTATCAAGTTCAATAATTGACTTGACTAAATCTCGAGAGCGAGCTCCATAACCACTGTAAGTGTCAATAGGGCAACTAATTATAAATAACGGTTTCATTAATAGATTAATTTATGTTTTAATGTTCTTTTAGGATAGTCAGTAGCTTTAATAAATTCAAATTTTTCTCTAGGAGTCCATGTATTAAATAATTCATCAAATGCTTCAATAACACGTTTAGCTTGATGTTCAGATGTAAACCCGGCTTCATCACTTACAGCCCATTCTCTACCTTTTAAACCTTTTGCTTTACGATCTTCTTTACTCATATTATAAACTTCAAGAATACGTTCTGTAGCATCTTCCGCTTCACATCTATCATCAAAAATATAAGGTGTTGGAGGAGAACCTACAATTGAACGTGAGGTTGGATATACGGGAAATGCCCATTCACCATGTTTTTTATAAGTGCCTCTATGGTTTGAAGGAAAATTTTCATCAAAATCAATCCAAGTTCCATCTTCAAATTCAAAACGCATTTGGTCTTGCATACCTCCTGTTACATTGGCAATAATAGGTAAACCACATAACATAGCTTCAGTTAAACTTAATCCCCATCCTTCATTTGATGTTAATAGAATTTGAACATCAGACATATTATATAATAAACTCATTTCATAGGCACTAGCTCTCATGTTAGTAAAGACTACATTGTTTTTATATTCATCTTCAAAAAACAAATCAATAACAGCAGGCAAATCAGTACCATGCTCACTTACTTGCTCAGTATGAAGTAACATTTTACATTTTTTAGCTTTTTCTTTAGGTAATTTATCTAAGAATAGTCTAAAAGCCATTAATGCGTCTGGAATTTGTTTACGGCGAATGTTTCTTGAATTAAAGAAAACAATAAATTCAGGTTGTGACTTACCAAATAATTGTTTTTTTAATGAAACTACATCAGCATATTCTTTATCTGTTTCTTTAATAGATTTAAATATTTTATCATTTAATCCATGAGGAATGTATTTTAAAATTCTATTTTTAGCTACATCTCCCAATACAATTCTATTAATATTTACTGTTTGTTTTGAAATACCCATCAACAAATCACAAGCCTCATAATATGGTTTATTATATAATGGTGCTGGATAGTCATCCCAAATGTTTAAGTAAGTAATAGGAATTTGTTTTCTAATTTCATTTTCAATAGCAAATAAGAAAACAAAATAGCGTGGATCTGTGATCAACATAATAGCATCAGGTTTTTCAATCTGAATTAATTGTCTAACAAGTGTTGGATCTCCATAACCATCAACTGGATACATTGATACAGATGAATCTGTAAGCCCTGAATTTTTATTAGTATCTTCAGAAAGATCTAATTTTCTACCTTTTTCAGGATGGGTCACTGCTCCAGCAATATTTACCCAATTAAAATGTTGTGCTGTGTGTAACACAATTTCTCTAGCGACAGTTGCAATACCTGAGTGGACTCTGATGTCATCACAGATAAGCATAATCTTCTTCCTCTTTTCAGGAGGCAAATAACCAAATTTATCTTTCATGTAACTTTAATTTTAATCTTTAACTTCTAAATTGTTATGTGAATGTACTTTTTTTCTAAAATCTTCATCAGTAAGATACAAATGAATAGTGCGATCAGCAAGCTTTTGTAGAGAAAATTTGTACTTAACACAAGCAATTTTAAAACTTTCAAATAACTCGCTCTGTACTTTTACAGATGTTAGAGTCATATCCTTTTTATTTGTCATAGCTTTTATTTTTAATATCGTATATAAATATATTAGGATTCTTTAAGATATACTAGCGTTACAAAGTTCCTTTTTATTTTTAAAAGGACAATACATACAACTATATTTACTAGGATTAGGTTCAAACACTTTATTTTTATGTGAACCATCATGATTAAATACTTCTTCTATAAATGAATTAATAGTGTTAGTTGCTTTACTCATCTTGATTTTACCACTAGCTGGAGTGTATTCTTGTATTCTAGATATAGGAAATGGTGATTCTTCCCATATTTTTCTTTTAACAATAAAAAATTCTATTTCAATATTGTCTTCAGGTACCCCAAATTGTTGACTATAAAACTTTTTATAAAGGACTAATTGAAGTTGTTTGGTTTCATCTTTTTTAGTTTTTTCATCCCAACCATTTCTAGATGTTTTAATATCTATAATTTTAAAAGTATTTGTTGGTTCATGATACAAAACAACATCCAAGTATCCTTTATATAAAATAGTTCTAAATTCAGGATGAGGATTAAGTAATAGAGGTACTTCACAGCCTACTAAAAACCATCCTCGTTTACCAAAATACCCACTTCGTTTTTTCTTTACAAAATCTAAAATAGCTAATCCATCTTCATAAAACTCTCTCATTTCAACAGGATCAGAAAAATGAACATTTTTATTAGATTTATAATCTTTTAAATATGTTTCTCTAAATCGATCTTCAAAATATTCTTCTATATTAATTCGGTCCGCTTCAGCGCCACTAACATCATATATAGTTGTTATATAATGTTGTATAACCTCATGTAACGCAGTTCCGAATGTCATATGAATAGACTGTTCAGATGTATAATAACCGTCTCTATATTGTAACGACCATTTACGTGGGCAAGACAAAAACATAGACATTTGACTATAGGAAATTGCTTTTTCAGTAGCGTAATTAATTTCCTTTAGAGTATGTTTTTTGATTTGTTTTACAATTGCAGGTATTTTTTTCTTTCTACTCAAAACTTATTTTTTACCGTTCAGCATCTGAATTGTTTTCTCTAAGTAGAGAGCTAAATCCATTGCTTCTTCTTTGGCGTGTTGTAAATATTCTAATACAGATAAATCAGTTCTGTCTAAAGTATTATTATATTTGTTTTTACCCATTTCTGCTCTTTTAATATGCTCATCAATAACTGAGTCTACAATTGAGTCTGTTTTAGGAATGGTTCTTGTATTTAAACTTGGAGTGTCAAATGTGACTCCATAAACATCACTATTTTTTGTCATTTGATTTCTTTTAATAACTTTTTAATTTCCTTATCATCAACTCCTGATTTCTCAAGAATATGTTCTATTCCTTCTTTTTTAAGAATATACAAATAATCTTCAGCTTCGCCTAATGATATTGTATAAAAATTAGCTACATACTGTAGCAATGAATTACTAGGCTTCTTTTTAGAAGATTTAATGTACTTGAGGAAAACATTCTTTTTAGGTAACATGGAGCAATAGTATTTATAAGTTTTTTCTTTATCAGGATAAGGGATTCTTTGGCCCAAATTTGCAACCTCAGTGTATCCTTCATACATACTTACAAATCTATGAACCATGTAAGAATTAAATGATTCTCGCTGATCCTCTGTAAAAGAAGCCCAGGACGTTTTGTTAGTAGTAATTTCTTTTAACCAATCAAATATCGTCACCGCCGTATTCTTTTCTCAATTCCTTAGGTAAAGTTTCAATTAGAATCTCTCCACTTTCCACATCATAAAATACAGGAATAGGAATAAGAGCATCTTCATCAGCACCTACTACAAAACGAGAGACTTTACGAAGGATAACTCCTTGACTCCAAATTTTACCTCCTGATGGAGTTTCTACTGATGTTGTCTTTGACAAATCAATATTAATGTTCATTTGATTATTTTTCATTTTCTTTATGTTTTTTCCATTCTAAATAAAATCCAACACCAACTAATAAATTCATACCTAATGATGCTGCTATTTCTTTTATATCTTCATACACATTCATAGTTAAGTGAACATGACCCACCATCCAAAAAGGTATAGATAAGTTACTTGCTACCCAAAGTATAAAAAAGTGTATGAATTTTTTCATATTACTCTTTTACTTAAAATTAATGATAAAATTCTAGATAGCAAAGCCATTGCATTTATTTCTTTATCAATTCTGAAGTTAGAATGGTATTGGTATTCTTCAATATAGATGATTACTTCACCCATACTAGTAGGAGCATATTTATCTACATTATCAAATAAAAATCTAAACAAATCCTCAAAGTCATTAGCTCCTGAATCTGCTATAATTTGTCTAATGTTATTAAACGATTTAGATGTTGGTTTGCATAGTTCCATGAGTATTTGATTTTTGTAGTTACTAGACACTAATATGTTTTTATCAATAACTACTTCATCGCCTGTTACACCCATTTGTAGTGTGTTAAGCATTTTACGTAGGTCAGGATAAAATTGATTAATAACTAATTTCAAATCATCAGCTCCCATTCCAACATCTTCTTTTTTAAGAATGTCTATGATGTGGTAAGCAATATCTTGTTTAGATGGAGGTACAATTTTAAGTACCTGGCAACGAGATTGAAGAGGATCAATAATACGCTCAATATAATTACAAGTCAAGATAAACCTTGTAGTACGAGCAAATGTCTCAATAATGTTTCTTAATGACGCTTGCGCTTGAATTGTAAGAAAATCTGCTTCATCCAAGATAACAACTTTAAGAGGCTTAAACGATGCCACAGACGAGAAGCCCTGGACCTTATCCCTAATAGTATCAATACCACGTTCATCGGAAGCATTAATATAGAGATAATCGCAATTAAGATTATTAACAATAAGTTTAGCAAGAGTAGTTTTACCGGTACCAGCGGGACCATAGAAAATAAAATTTTGAATATCATTCTGTTCAAGATACTTTGAGATAGTACCTTTAATTTGTTCGTTTCCTACATATGTAGAAAGATTTTGAGAACGATATTTTTCAACCCATAAGGTATGTTGTTTAGTAGTCGCCATATATGTTGTAACGTTTAGGTTCTGGTTCTTTAATTTCCACTTCTGTATTTAATATAGCATATAATTTACCCTCTTCCAAACCTAGTTTGAAGGATTTAGGTTTGATTGTAGCTATTTGATACCAAGCTTCTAAGGCATCTGTTATAGATTTTTGAACCTCATTAACATTACTTACCTTCCAGTTATCACCTGGTGGTACACGATAAGCAATTTCAATTAATTTTTCTTGTATTTCTGTTTTGCTCATAACTTAATTGATTTTTTCATGTAAGGCAGTAGACTATAATAAGGATAATTTACTGTTGTAATTTCGTTGTGTTTAGATAATCCAAAATATAGATTATGATCATCACTAACAGCATCAGGTACAAAATATACTTTTACAATTGTATACTCTATAGCACCTATATAAATGGTTTTTCCTATTAAGTCTACTGCGTCTTGCATAATTTAAATTTACATCATTCCCATCATACCTCCAAGCCCATCATCGTTTTTACTTTCTTCGGGCTTGTCAACTACAACAGCTTCTGTTAATAAAATAGTACCTGCTACTGAAGCTGCATTTTCAAGTGCAGTACGAGTTACTTTAGATGGATCAATGATGCCTAATTCTCTCATATCATCAAAATCTTCTTCCATTAAGTTAAACCCATACCAATAATCACCCCCCGTTGCTCCAGACAATGCATTATAGATATCTTCTAATTCATAACCAGCATTAGATAAAATTTTCTTAAATGGTTCAGCACAGGCATTATAAACAATCCTACCACCAATACTGTTAACATCCGTAATTCCATTTCTAGCATGTAACAAAGCCATTCCACCACCAGGTACAATTCCTTCTTCTAAAGCAGCTTTAGTAGCTTGTAAAGCATCATCTACTCGGTCTTTCTTTTCCTTCATTTCTGATTCAGTAAATCCACCTACATGCACAATTGCTACACCACCAATAAACTTAGCTAAACGTTCTTGTAATTTTTCGCGTTCATAAGGAGATTGTGCTTTATCAATTTGTGATTGCAATTCTTCAATACGGTTTGTGATTTTATCTGAATTGCCATTACCATCAACAATAGTTGTTTGTTCTTTATTTACAGTAACAACACGTGCTTGACCAAACCAATCCCAACTAAATTTATCAAGTTTCATACCTTTTTCAGTACTGAATACTTGTCCACCTGTCATGATAGCAATATCTTCAAGTAATAATTTACGACGGTCTCCAAAATCAGGAGCTTTAATAGCGACTGTTTTCAAAATACCTCTTGCTTTGTTCACAATCAAAGTAGCTAATGCTTCACCATCTACATCTTCAGCAATAATAACCAATGGTTTATTTTGGTTAGATACAGCTTCTAAAATAGGCAACAATTCTTTTACAGTAGTAAACTTTTTATCAGCAATCAAAATATAAGGATCATTGATAGTAGTACTCATAGTGTTATTATCAGTTACAAAATAAGGTGATTTGTAACCTCTATCAAACTGCATACCTTCTACTGTTTCAAGATATGTTTCTCCATTTTTAGATTCTTCAATGAATACAACACCTTCACGACCTACTTTTTCCATCGCTGTAGCAATCAATTCACCTACTTCAGGATCATTATTTGCTGAAATAGTAGCGATTTGTTTAAGTTGTTCTTCAGATGAAATATCTTCTTTAATATTATCATGAATGTAGTTAATTACTTCTTTTACTGCTTTATCAATACTGCGTTTAATTTCAACAGCGTTTTCACCATGGTTAAGATACTTAAGACCTTGTTTAGCCATTTCACGAGCCAACAAAGTTGAAGTAGTAGTACCATCACCTGCATTGTCCGCTGTTTTAATAGCTGCTTGTTTAACTAATTGTACACCTAATTCCTCAATTGGATCTTCTAATGTGATTGACTTAGCTACTGTAACACCATCTTTAGTTGATTGAGGAATACCTCCGTTTGCAATAACCACATTACGTCCATTAGGACCAAGTGTTGCTGTCACAGCATCTGCTAACTTATCGATACCATCAATCATTTTTTTCCTTGCCTCAGGGCCGAATTCTATAATTTTGCTCATATTAATCTTTATTTACTTTTGCTAAAACTTGATTCTCAGGACCGATCCAATACTCTTCACCTTCATGTTCTAATTTAGAAAAACCCATTGTAGGTAATACTACAATATCTCCTTCTTGAACAACAGTATCAATCCAAGTTCCGGTCACTGAATAATATCCTTTACCTACTGTTATTACTTTTCCAAGTTTGTTTTTTTCATTTCCCAAATCGGGAACAATAATACCACCATATGAAGTTTCTTCTGCCTCCATAGGTTTTACAATAATTGCGTTATATAATGCTTCTAATTTCATAATTTAAAAATTGAATTTTTGATTGAATGACTCAACTACACTAGTATATTCATCAATATACTCTTGTAATGAATCATATGATTTACTATTTGTTTTGTCCTTAGCAATTGATTTTAAAGCACTTCCTAAATTGCTGTAATGACCTACAATTTTGTTATAATCTTTACCTGAATCACTATAGCGAGTGTCAGGAGTGATTTTAATATTTACAGTCATACAATTGTCGTCCATTGAAATGAAATAAGGTTCCATAATAGGATCATTAATAAAACGGGTATATTCTTTTTCGGTAGTCATATAATGTTAATATAACATTTTTCTTTTAAGATTCCAAACTTTCTTTAATAAGTGGTTGTTCATCTTCAATAATTTGAGCCTCCTCTATTAAACGAACAAACCAAAACATTCCGTCTTTTCTAAATACATTTGTTGTATTTGTATAACCTCTAAATAAATTAGTATCAATTCCTGTATGTTCAGGAATTACTCTAATAACATGATATAAATCATCTTTAATAGTAATTAATGGAATACTCATATTATAACTCTTTAGCAATTACATAGTATTCACTTTTAATACTTCCGTTATCAAAAGCAAGTCTCATAATTCCTTCTAAATTAATTCCCATAACACAATTAGCTACATCTTTATTACAATACATGATTTCTTTAATCAAGTTAGAATTATAATGAGCTTTGAATTCATTAGGTAAATTGTTAGTGGTGATGTCGGGTAGGTAAAAAGATACTTTATTTGAGTATTCAATATTTCCTCCAAACAACATTTCTAATTGCAAATCACTATCAGCGTTTATAAACGGTTTAAATACAACAGTGTCAGTATCAGCGAGTGCAGATTTGGCCTTGATTATAGCGTTTATACTCTCGTTATCTAACGTGGCTTCAATATTGTATACACCATCACCAATATATTCTCCTGCTTTAGGAATAATCATATTATCAGCTAAAGCATAGTTTAGAGTAAATTGATTATCTGCTACAATAAGTTTAGTAATTAGTTTATGTTGTTTTATATAACTTAATTCTAAATAACCATTTGTAATAGCTAATAATTTAAGTAATTGAGATGTATTACTAATAGCTACTTGTGAATCTTCTAATTCAAAGTTATCACATGTTACTGTTCCAATCATTGAATTGTCTGGAGAATTGAATTTAATGGTTAATTTGTTATCTTGAATGTCCCATTTAACTCGTTCATTCATTCCATTCAAGTAATACTTGGAAATAATCGAAACTAAATCTGCTTTATTAATCATAACTTATTTATTATATATATTTAAAATTTAAAAAATTTATTAATATTGTGATTAAGTACTACTGCACCCCATCCTAAATCTGAATATAATGATTCTAATTTGTTTTTCAAAACTGAATCAAACAAACCATCTCTATCAATATATTTTTCTATAAACTCCATTAGTTCTGGAGGGTCATTAAATCCATTGAAACCAACAACATCAATTCGGTATGGATTATCTTTTAAATAAGCAATATACATTTTATCACCTATTTGAAATGTTGGATATTTTTTATCTAAATTTTTAAATTTCAGAATGTCATTATAAAATATAGCTGCTTTAGTATTAATAGGACATTTTGATCCTAATTTAGAAAATACCTCACCAGCACGTGGAGGAGAAGCTAAATACTCACTCATTTTCTTTAAACCAGTAGGTTTAAGAATTTTCCTCCAATCAATAGTTCTTAGTTCAGTTCTAAAATCTAATATTTGTTTATCAATATCAGTTTTAGGTTTACCAAACATAATTTCATTAATAATGTTTTCCCCAAACTTTCTAAATAATGGTGGGAAATTAGATTTCATTAGATCCAAACCTTTAACATCCAACTCATCTACAGGTACACCTTCCTTGTTAACAATATGTTGGGCGTATCTCCTCTTACCTGCAAAATAACCTCTATCTAGTACAACTTCTTGTTTTAACTCAAAATAGTGAGTTGCTTTATCTCCTAAATTAAAAGCAGTTTTAGCAAAGTTACCAATAAAATCATTAGCCATTTTTTGCAACTCATTAGCTATAACTAATATCTTATTAATAACATCTTCTCTATTATTAAAATCAATATCAGGATGCCTAGCTATTAATAAATCTTTACACTGAATAAATAAGGAGTCAGTATCACTGGTGACAATAAAATCT